CAGCTTTGTCAGCGCGCGTTCAACCGTCTCGCGCCAGTGCGGCCTGAAGAGAATGTCGTCCTCAAGCACCATCACCATGTCGGGCGTATTCGGATCGAACTCCAGCGCGTTCCAGAGCATCCAATGCGACATCGTGCATCCGACATGCTTATGGCAGATCAGATAGCCTGAGCCGGGATTATCGACCTCGTACGGAATGCTCGCCTTCAGGCCAGACTTTTTTCCATTCAGTCCGTAGAAGATCCGATAATCCGTAATGCCAGCGGCACTCAGATTTTCTTTTAGACGCGGGATACGCGGCGAACCGCGCATCGTGATGACGACCGTTTCCACGGTTCGATTATTTGAGCTTCCGATAAACCGCGAAGCAGCTCTCAGCGAGGTCGTAACGAGCGACAAACTCGCAACGCTTCAGAACGAACTTGAGAGCGGTCTGAGTCGATTCCCAGTTCACATCATCCATGACGATGTATCCGCCGACCTTGAGCTTTGGAAGCCAGTTCACGACATCGCTCGTAGACGGCCATTCAGCGTGATTGGCGTCGATATGAACCATGTCCATGTCGGGCAGAGAACGGGACGCATCCCAGCTCGACATGCGGCAGTATTGGATGTGGCGGACAACCTTTGCGCGAACGGTGTGTTCGACGAACGATTCGTAGTGCTTGTCCAGATCGAGCGTCGCCCACCATTCCTGATTCGCGGCGGATTCGTCGTCGATGCAATCCTCTTTCTTCCAAGAGTCGATGGCGTAGACGGTTCCGCTACCGTTCAGCTTGCATGCGTAGGCCAGAGCGAGCGTTGACTTGCCTTCGAAGACGCCGACTTCGGCAATCTTCTGAGGCTTGGTGTCGAGGACGAGCTTCGCAATTTCGAAGCCTTTTCGTTGATCGCACCAGCCGCCCATCTTGGGAAACTGATCTGCGATGAATTGAGAGACGAGTTCTTCGTTCTGGCTCATAAATTTTAACCCTGACGCGCCAAGTTCGACTCAGCAGTTGCGTTCGCTCGTTGAATGTCCGCCGTCGTCTTCGCATTCCGGCGAGCCAAGTCGGCCATCGCCTTCGTGTTCTGACGCTGAATGTTGGCCATAGTCTCGGCGTTCTGGCGAGCGATTTTCGATTGAACTTCCGCGTTGAGAACAGCGGTCTTCGGATCGACACCCTGTTGAATCGCCATCGCCTGTTGCTGCTGCGCCATCGCTTGAGCTTGCTCCTGAATGAGCTGACCAAGCTGCTCAATGGTCTGACTAAGCATCTGGAGCTGCTGCGCGTAAGCCTCGACCTGCGGACGGCGCGTAGGATCGGTGGACAAGCGTTGCAGATGATCCTGAACGTGCTGACCGATGCCCTGAAGGAAGAGGACAATCTCCTGCGGATTGCCACCCTGTTGGAGCGATGCGGCAGCCTCGTTCGCAGCCGCCAGATGCGTGTCTATGTGGACGATGTGATTCTGCGTATCGGTGACGACCGCCATGTTGCCCTGGCGCAGCGAGGAATGTTCGAGGACAGCCAGCGCGGTCTGATCCTGAACCTTCGAGGTCTGCAACTGACTCGGTAGATACCGATCAACCATCTGCTGGCCAACCTGAGCGGCGATGTAGTCCTGCAAGAGGTTGACCTTGCCGCCTTCGGGGAGCGAACCGAGCAGTCCGAGCAGCGAACCGAGAAGCTGTTGCTTAGCGAACTGAGAACCTTGGCCAACAGTGCGAGTCGCTTCGACGTAATCGATGTCGAGCATGGCTTGCTGCGGAACACCGCGCTCACGGCAACGGCGCTGGAACTCAATCGCGTCCTTATCCGAGCGGGTAATCGGATTCAGATTCGGATTCGAAGCACGGCGAAACCGCTCTTCAAAGAAAGAATCGAGCTGGGTGTAATACCGACTTAGCTGCGTCTTACCGATTGCTGACTGCTGCGCCACGATGGCTTGGACTTCGGTGGCAGTACGCGGATTGCCCTGCGGCTTGTTGAGCGTCTGGCGGTACTGAGAGAGATTGCCTTGAAGAACATTTTCAAGGTCTTGATTGACCGCCATAGGAGCGTCCAGAACGCCAGCAATGTTCTGCTGGATGACCTCGTAGTCGGGCGGAAGTATCGCATACGGTCCTTGCTGAACGACGCTCGTCTTGCTGAGCGCATTGGGGTTGAGCGGACGGAACAGGATCTGGGTGCGAGCGAACGCGCTATCGACCATCGAGCAGCGCAGACGATTCTTCAGCTCCATCGCTTGGAGCATCTTGATGCCCAAGCCTTTGACACCGTGATGCTCGCCATCACCACGGTCGTAGTACATCGGATGAATCACCTGCTCCCACTTCTTGAAGCGGCGGAGCTTGCGATACATGAAGTCCTGGCTGTCACGCTCATCGATGATGGCGTGGCTGATCTGACCATCGAATTCTTTGTAGAAAACGTGGCACATCAGCACCACCTCGGAACGGGCCGAGAAGGTAATGTCGTTCGAACGAAGCTGGCGCTGGAAGAACTCCCAGTCGTACTGAACACCAGAGCGATACGGCTCGGGCATCGCAGCACGGATACGCTCACGGACGTAATCGACGTTCCAGCCAGCAGCCTTGGCCGCTTCCTCATCCTGAATCTTTTCGAACAGGTCATCGACACCCATCCGAGTACGGACGCAGGCCACCTTCCAGTCGCTGACATTCGACTTGGTGCCATCGGGGACGAGAAGATCCGTCGCCATGATGGCTTTGCAGCGCCAGTTGGTGCTGTCTTCGAAGATCAGCGGACCATCGCCAATGAGAACCATCTCGCGCTGCGAGAGCTGGACGAGATAATCGAAGTCCTTGTCGAGCTTCTGAAGCCGGTCGAACTCCTCGGTGATGATCTTCGACCACTCCTCGCGTTTATCCATGTCGTTGCCGTAAGCGGTACGGACATTCGCGTAGGTCGGAACCTCAGCGAAGACATCGTAGAAGGCTGACATGGCCAACGTGAGGAACGCTTCCGACTCGCGGAAGTTCACATTGGTTCGGAACGCCTGATTGTTACGGCGCAGTTCAGACGGGTTGTACGGAGGATTGCCATCGACCAGACCGCGCAACTTGGCTCGCGTGTTGTTACGAAGCTCGTCGGCCATGATGAGCTTCTGGAAGATTTCACGGGCCGATGCCGCGTCGGCTATGCGCGTCTCTGGCGCTTTGCCGTCTTCGTTGATGGTCTGGAGCGGCAGTTGGGCTATTGATCCGTACATGGTCGTTTTTTCCAGCAGTGGGCCGGAAGGTTTTTGTTCTCTGTAGCGTCTGTAAATTTATGGAGCGTTTCAATGGGAAACCACACCATGCTCCTGATAAAGCAACCGCAAAATTCGCAGCTTTGCAGCGATTCGTCTAGGGGTGTGCTGCCATGCTGAGAAAAAGTTTTTACCGCTTCCTTCAGCACCCGAGCGTTGCAGCCGGTGCATCCGAGCGGTTTACGATTGTACATGCAGGTCGAGCAGATTGACGCCCTGCGCGTCGCTTCAGCCTGATCGACCTTGCCCCCGCCAACGGTCAAACCATGAAGCAAACTCATGCTGAACCGGATAACATCGCCAATCTGGAGCGATTTGCGGCCTTCAGGCTTGGGAATCTCCACCTCGTTGAACGCGCAATCCGCACCGTTACGACACGCATATTCGGTGATTAAAGTGTCAAGATTGGACGGGATAGGTATTGCGTTGGCCGTGTAATGGTTACGAACGAATTCATGGAGCTGCGGCCATGAGCCTCCCATGATTTCAATGCCAGTCTCAGGGACTCGGTAATGCCATCCGCCGGGGATGACCATGTGTTCGTTCAGTACTTTGTATCCGGTGACTTTGCTCATAAGTCGTCGTAATAGATTGAATCAGCGTCTCTAACGAGTTTTTCCCAGACTTTATCCATCTTGGTTGCTCTCGGTTCGAGGACAGCGGTTTTGCGGACTAGATCAAGCAAGACTACAGCAGCGTCGGCCAAGTCAGGCGATTTTCCGGTGCGCTGCTTCATCACGGTCTTGGATTCGACAGATATCTTCCGCTTTGAATCATCGAACATGCGCGAGCAGAACTCTTGCAACGTCTCGATGTCCGCTCCGCCAATGCGTTCCTCGATGACCCATTTTCGCATCGAGAACCAAAGTTCGGTTACCTTGCGGTCGTACGCTTCATTGCATGGCCGACTATCCTCGTCGCTGACCGGAATGGTTGACGGAGAGCCGCCGAACTCGACGCGATGAACGACACCCCATTCGCGGGTCAGAATGTCAGCCAAACCGCCACCCTCACCGCTTGAATCCAGAGCGAACTTGTCGGGCGGAACATTCCGTTTTCTGCACTCCTCTTTGACCCGATTGGCAATCTGGTAGTGAACCGGCTCTGTCAGCGCAGCATTCGGTGAGATTTGGACGACATCGCCAAAGAGTATGCTCAGCTTGTCATTTGCGGTGCCAACCTTGGCAAAGCGGAGGATACACCTGTCACCGCCGAAACCAGGATCGAGAGCTGCCACCTGCTCGACATTGGTCGTAAACGTCAACTTTCTTGTAGGGGTGTGCGTCTCGATCAGCGATTCGGACAGCACCGTCTTGACCATGCCATCCGGCGCCCAGAATCCGCGCGTGTACTTCCAGAATGTAGGGCTTTGCTCACCCTCATGTCGCATAGCGGATAAAACCTGATCATGCGTTATGAGGTATGGATACTTTGTCCGCCCTTCGCTGATGTTCGGCGACTTCATGCCGTCGAACCGTCGGCACATGCCGCGTTCTGTCAGCCAATGCTGATCTTCAATCGTTACGCTCCTCCAACCCTTTGCCGGTGTGCAGAATCGACCGTGCGGATCGTACTTCGAAGCGGGGTTTCCGATGACCAGCATCTTGAACTCACGGCAACCCTTGGAAAGGTTCGTACAAGCCTCGAAAGCCGCCTCTGGCGTATCCGTCGCTTCGTCGATGATGACCATCACCCGTTCGGCGTGGATACCCTGGATGTTGGCCACAGCCTTCGCCGTGTTGCCTTCCGCGACAGCAATGGCCGATATCGAGTGCCGGTCGTCACCTTTGATGGCCTGAAGCGCCATCTTGGAATCGACCATGTTGCCTGGAAACCCGCGAGACTTGCGGACCAGATCTTGAAGATTGGCCCACATACGCTTGCGGATCATCTTCGCGGTCGTCGAGGTTAGGACGACGGTGGACTTGGAGGGATTGGCCAACCACCAGACGGTAGCGAAAAGAGTCGCTCCGAACGTCTTGCCGGACGCGCCGCAGCCAGCCCAGCCGACATAATCGTGTTCGCAAAGACTTTCGACCTGAGCTTCCAGCCACGGATTCCAGCTCAGCTTAGGCCAAAGCATCTTGGTGGCGTTAACAAAATGGTCGAAAGTGCCTAAACCACCCTCGTTTGGCTGGAGTCGGTTTCGGAATGCGTACAGTTCCAGTTCTAGGTCTGGAATCTTGACGGGTGAACGTATCCCGTACTTATGCTGAATCAGTGGATGCTCGGACGCTTGCTCTGCCATAGTTTGGCCTTGCAATAGTTCACTCTGGACTTGACCGTCTGGCAAAGGAAAAATATGCCGTCGCAACTTGTTTCTTCATCCGGCTGTTGCCAGCCTTGCGACTCCGAGCCGGTTGTCGTGAATATCCCCGGCCCTCAAGGTCCGGCTGGAACCAACGGCACAAACGGCACAAACGGAATCAATTCGTTCACCTACACGACCGCTCCGTTCTTCGTCCCGGCACTCGGTTCGAGCGTCTACGTTTACGTCGATAACACCGATTTCTTGCCAGAATCCGTCGCTGGCCAGTTCTTTGTGTCGGTTCAAGGTCTTGGGTACATGCAGGTTACGTCGGTTGACGGTCTGCGCCTGACGCTGCAAAACCCCGCTGCTGGCGTTCTGGGAATCGCCAACGCTGTTCCGACTACGCTGATTCCGACTGGTTCGCTCATCACGCTTGCAGGTGCGATTGGAGCTACTGGCGCTACGGGTGCATCTGGCGGCGCTTCGGCTGCTGGGACATACATTGTCCGCACTCCAGACGCTTCCATTCCGAGTGCTACGGCCCTCAATTCCCTGTCTGCTGGCTACATCAAGACTCAAGGGTCGAGCGGTTTTGGAGCTGTTTCGACCGTTTCTGCGGTTCCAGTATCCGACATCAGTGGAACGCTTCCGATTGCCAATGGTGGCACCAACCTTACGACCGCTCCGCTGAATAAGATTCCGGTGGGCGACGGATCGACCTATCTCCAGAAGGAGATTGTCGGAACGTCTCCGATTGTTGTTACGAACAGTGCGGGAAACATCACCATATCGGCTCCCACTGTGACGCCGCCGATGGTGACTGAGACGTTTTATCTTCTGGTTGGAATCAATGTCCTGCTGACCAATGCAACGGCAAACCAGAATCCGTTCAAGAATTTGTCTCCGGTTTACACCGCTGCCGGATGGACTAGCGGCCCTGCAATCGGAAAGTACACGACTCAGAATACCGGATACTACGAGTTTATCGTAGATATCCTTGCCCAGGGCGTTTCAGCAACTAGCGATATCACGGTTAAATTGCTAAAGAATGGTGTTGTCGTTAAACAGACGCATCAGTGCCATCTTGAAGCGTCTGGATCTGTCGATCAAACAGCCCCAATTATTCTTCATCACATTGATCGATCTACTGTTGCTGCAACCGACTACTTCGAAGTCTATTGCGACGTAACAACCGCCGGGGCAACGCACAACGTGTACGTCGAGCAGTATTCGTCGTTCTCGATCCGGCGGATTGCCACTCTCTAAAGCATGAGCGAACGCGCACCACGGAGGTACACGGACGGATCTGTCACCTTTGAGGGTGGCATTGACTCCGGTGTGATGCCGTCGGAAGTGGACAAGAATCAGGTGGCGTTCGCGGTCAATGCCAGCTTCCGTCAGAGCTACGTCTCTCCTCGCCCCGGTTTCGTTCAGAAAGACTACGATCTGTGCGTCACCATCACGGCTGACAACAATCAGATTACCGCTGATCAGACGAACGTGACGGCTGATGGCTGGTCGGAAGAATGCTACGGACCTCAGTCGCTAACCGGCACGTTCCAGTGCGCGCTACCGTACATTGCCGACGATGGACGCACGTTCATCCTGATGCTGATCAGCGGCAATGTCTGGTTGTACGACACGGAGCAGAACAAGGCTCAGAATCTGACGGTTTCACCGGATCTTGAGAACCCGTCGAACCTGCTCGATGGCTGGATGGTTCAGGCTGAGAACTTCGTCGTCATTCAGGACGGATTCAGCAGGCCGCTGATTTTCAACGGAACGAATCTGCGCCGTGCTGCGGACGACGAAATCAAGTGCGGAAAGATGATGGCCTATGTCAATGGCCGCATCTGGTACGCGCTTCCGAATGGGTTTTCTTTCCGTGCGACTGACATCGTTTATGGAGATGGAACGCGAGCCAGTGTTCTCAAAGAAACCGAGAACACCTTCCTCAATGAAGGCGGCGACTTTGCGGTTCCGTCGGATTCAGGAGGTATCACGGCAATGGCCGTCCCAGGGAATCCAGATACGTCGCTTGGGCAAGGGCCGCTTCTAGTCTTCACGCCTCGTTACGTCTTCAGCGTAAACGCTCCTGTCGATCGTGATGTCTGGAAGAACCTGAACTATCCGATTCAGGCCATCAGTTTGCTCACCAGCGGTGCGCTTGGTTCTCGGTCGGCCATCACGGTCAATGGCGATGTCTTCTACCGCGCTGTCGATGGCGTTCGCTCGTTCATTATCGCTCGTCGCTCGTTCAATGACTGGGGAAATACACCCATCAGCAACGAGATTCTGAACATCGCCGAGAACGATCAGACCAATCTTCTGTGGGCCAGCTCTGCGGTCGTGTTCGACAACCGTCTGCTAATGACTGGCCAACCTAGGTACAATGCCGAGGGCGTTATTCACAAGGCGCTGATGGTTTTGGATTTCGACCTGATTACCTCGCTGCGGAAGAAGTTCCCTCCGGCTTGGGCTGGAATCTGGACAGGCCTGAATGTGTTGCAGATCGTCAAGACCGAGAACGCTTACGGCGACAGGTGCTTCTCAATCGCTCGCGGATCGGACGACACGATTCAAATCTGGGAGATTACGAAGTCGGACAAGTTCGATAACAACATCACGGACGGTAAGAAGGAAATCGAATGGATGGTGCAGACTCGCGCCTACAACTTTGAGGTTCCTTTCGGCTTGAAGCGGTTGGATTCCGGCGACTTATTCATCGACTCGCTTGAGGGCGATGTTTCGTTCAATGTTACTTACCGTCCTGATCAGTATCCTGGCTGGATCGAGTGGATTGATTTCTCCGAATGCGCGACGACGACGCAGTGCTTGGATCTGTGTCCGCTGACGAACTTCAAGCCGCAGTATCGACCGAAGATGCGTTTTCCGACTCCTTCGGATGCGCCGTGCAATGAGACGATCAGCACACCGGCTCGGAATCTCTACGAGGTTCAGGTCATGCTGAACATCATCGGATATTGCCGGATCAAGAGCATTCGCGTTCACGCTTACGATGTTCAGGAGCCAAGTGTTGGTGAGTGCCGGACGGTGTATCCGGCCTGCACTCCGCTTGATGTCTGCGATATCAATCCGCTGACCTACACATCGGAAGCTGTTAATCCTCTCGCATAACAAAGATATGCCAAACCTTACTCTCATCACGCTGACTCCGCCGAGCTTGCCGGTCGGGTATTGCCCGACCAACTACCAGCAGTTGGCCAACGATGTCATCAGCGGCACTCAGGCGAACTTCAACAGCTCGATTGGAAACTCGTTTTTCAACTACGGGCCGAATCCTCCCGCGCTGAACAATCAGGTCTATCCGTGGTTGGATGAAGATGGAAATTGGTGGATTTACAAAGACGGTTACTGGCTTCGAAAAAATCCTGTTTCAACCACTTCTGCCGAACGTCGCATCTACGTCGGAACCACGACCGATCTTCTTTCTTACGATGGTGGAGACGGAACAGCCACGGCGACAAACTGGACAGGTCCAATGTGGCAGGTTGACACCGAGTTTGAAGCTCGATTTCCCGTTGGGGCTGGCACATTTGCCGCGAGCGGAGTTGTTGTTGTTCAGGGCAAAGTCACCTCAACCGCTGTTGCCGGAGAAGACCAGCACACGCTTGTCACCGCCGAAATGCCAAAGCACAACCACACGATGACTTGGGATTCTCAGGACACCTCCGGCGGCAATCAGCTCAAGACTCTTTATTACGGTCCTGACGCCAACGTGGTGAACGACATCGTGAAGAGCAGCGGCGATGCTGGTGGAGATGCGGCACACAACAACCTGCCGCCGTTCTACGGTGTTTACTTCATCAAGCGAACCAGCCGAGTCTACTACACCAAATGAAGCTGATCGTCCAAGATATCAGGTCAACGATTGCTCGGGCTATCGGCGTTTGCGTCGATGACGCGCGCGTTTACGACTACATCAATCAGGCTTGCCGCCGA